CGCCGTTATGGCGTCGAAGAAAAATAAGAACGATGCAACAGCTATTCATATATTGCAATTACTTCCAACTAGCAATAGCCAGTATATTAGAAATTTAGTATATTCCGAAAACTTTGAAGGCGGTCACTCTGAAACACAAGCAATTACAATAAGGCGTCTATTTGAAGATTTGGAATGTGACTACATTGTTATAGATACGAACGGCGTTGGTAATGGCGTATATGATGAGTTGGTCAAAGATTTGGTCGATCCTGTTACGGGCGAACTATATCCTGCCTTTACTTGTATGAATGACGAAGCAATGGCGGAAAAATATAAGGGTTCTTCACGCAACCCAAGAAAAGTTATCTATAGTATTAAGGCAAGCGCAAAGTTTAACAGTGATTGTGCATACCTTCTTAAAGATAATTTAATGCGTGGAAAGACAAGACTGTTAATTAACGAAAAGGATGCCGACGATATTTTAAAGCAATCCAAAACATTTAGAGGTTTGGACGAAGAAATAAAAGCGAACATCCTTATGCCATATATACAAACTGCCCTGCTGGTTAATGAACTGGTCAATCTGAAATATGAAACAAACGGTAGTTTGATTAAGATTATGGAACGTGGAAACGAAAGAAAAGACCGATATTCTGCGCTGGCTTATGGCAATTATTTTGCCACCGAGTTAGAAAGGACTATCGTAAAACACAAAAAAGCAAAGCTAAACGACAATTTCATTTTTGAATTTAGAGCGCCGTCTTTGCGTACAAGTTAGGGGTGAATAAATGCCAAATACAGAAAAGAAAGAAATTATGGTCTGGGATAAAAACATGGGTAACTTTGCACGTCTTGGTGAAGTACCAATTAGAAACTTGAACCAAGACTACTATATTAATCGATCTTCTATTCATTATACCAAATACAAAAAAGAAGATGTGGTCAAATGGTTTACCAATCCTGAAGCGAACGAAAAGAATTTGAGAAATGCTTCTATCTACCTTTACGAAGTAAGCCCACATTATCGGAGATTAATTAACTATTTTGCCAAGCTACACACAATGGCATATATTATTGAACCCTATAAACTCGACCAAAGTAAGAAGATAGATACGGTTAAATTAAAAGAAACATACATAAAGATTTGCAACTACATTGATAAAATGAATTTAAAACACGAGGCAGTTAAAATACTAACCACATGTTTCAGAGAAGATGTGTTCTATGGATATGTTTATGAAACAACCGATTCATATTATATAAGAAAAATGCCGCCTGACTATTGTAGAATTAATCGAATAGAGGACGGCTGTTTTTTATATCAATTTGACTTCTCTTATTTTACAAGCCATAAAGAAGATTTGGAATCGTTTGGCGAAGAGTTTATTGAAAAATATGAGCTATATAAAACGCACCGCTCAATGCGCTGGCAAAGTTTGAATAGCAAGCGCACATTCTGTTTAAAAGTAAACGAAGATATTGATTTTCCAATGCCACCTTTCATTGGTGTGTTTGCGGGCATTTTTGATATTGACGATTATAAAGGATTACAAAAGGCTAGAACTGAAATAGGAAACTACAAAATCTTATCATTAAAAATCCCAATGGAGGACGGCAATTATAAGATGGAGCAGGAAGATGCGTTAATGTATTATAACAATTTGTTAAAGGTATTACCTGAAAACATTGGTGCATTTTTGACCCCTATGGATGTTGAAGACCATGATTTCCAGAAATCAGGTAGCGTTGATACAGATAATGTTAGTGATGCAACTAAGACTTTTTGGAATGATGCTGGTGTATGCTCATTGATCTTCGGCGGTGACAAACAAACCTCCGCAACACTTTCGGTTTCTATTAAGTCAGACGAACAAATGGTCTTTGCACTAATGAACCAGTTTGGGCGTAATATTAATCGACTACTTAAACAGGTAGACGGCAGATACAAATTTAAGATTCAATTTCTGGACGTGACCTATTATAATCAGCAGGAAACATACAAGTCATATCTTAATGCCGCCCAAGCAAGCTTGCCAACAACAACTATGGCGTGTGCAGCATTAGGTGTCGCGCCAATTGATATGATAAATATGAATTTTCTTGAGGACGATATACTACATATCAAGGAAAACTTTGAACCTCTTAAAACTTCATATACACAATCTAGTGGGGATGCTGGTGCGCCAACTCAGGAAGAAAAAGGCGAGCAGTTATCTGACGCTGGAGAAAACACACGAGACCATAATTCCAATCAAGAATACTAGGTGAAGCTTATGAAGTTTATATATACAAAAGATATTGATATAAAAAACAAACTTGTTGCTAAAGGCTTTAGGCTATTGCAGACCTTTGACAACAAGATTTTTGTTTTTGAAAACAATTGTAGTTCTACCTTTACAAAAGACGAGCTTACAAAGATTGTTTATAGTAACACTTTTTGTATGAGGGGGTGAATAAAACGAAGAAACAAAATTTGCCTATAAATTACTCCATAGATAATGATTTTAAATCGGACAAGTTTATCAAACTGCGTATGAGAATTTGTCATGATGGAATAAATTATAATCATTCTAAATTTACCATTGAAAATCTTGAGGAGAAAAAAGATAGCCTAGCTAATTCGCCGATACTTGCGTACATGTACTTTGATAAAAATGGTGATCCGCAATTTGGAGAACACAATTTTGAAATTGAAAAAGACAAAGTACACGACGGTGAAGCTAAAATTATATATACCGAAACGCCAGTTGGTGTTATTCCAGAGACAAATAATTTTGAAGTTGTCAATGAGGATGGCATCAACTATATTTATGCTGACGGATATATATGGAAGAAATATTCCAATTATTGCGAAGATATTCTCAATCGTTATGATGAAATAAGAATCTCGATGGAAGTGAATATTTTAGCTTATTCCTATAACACCACAGATAATGTATACGATATTACAGATTTCAACTATGCGGCAGTAACGCTGTTGAATGAAGGTATTGATACAGGTATGAAAAATGCGAGAGCGACAATTGAAACTTTCTCACAATCTGTGGAATCCGAAAAAGATTTGTCCTTTATGATGCAAGAATTAAATAAAGACCTTGCGGATAATAAAGAAGATTTTACGAAAGGAGATGTGAAACAGATGGATAAGGAACTTATAGAAAACATTCTCAAAGAATATAAAATGAAAATCGACGATATTTCTTTTGACATCACAGATGACATGACTGAGGAAACATTTAGATCTCAGCTTGAAACAATGCAGGCTAATTCTAAAGGAGCCGAAGACGAGGCTAAGCCTGATGATGAGTTTAAGGCTTCTAAAATCGAAGCTCCCGTTACAATGTTTGCAACCGTAAATCAGAAGCGAGAGATGATAAAAAATGCAATTCCAAAAGACAGTAGTGAATATGACGAAGATAAAAATCTCGTTAAGTCGGTAGATTATTGGCTTGAAGACTTTGATGACAATTATGTTTATATTTCAATTTATTCATATGAACGCGGTAATGGCTCTTCTTCAAAGATGGGACGCTTTGCGTATTCCATTGACGAGACTGGGGTTGTAACAATTGACAGTAATTATGTAGAGGTGTTCAGAAGTTGGGTCACAGCAGAAGAAATGGCTGCGCTTGACGCACTTAAAGAAGAAAATAGTAAGCTCAAGTCAGAGGTAGACGAGCTGAATGAATACAAAGAAACTGTCGAAAAAGAAAAGGTTGAAACAGCGGCTTCAGAAATATTTAATGATTTTGAGAATGAGTTATCTGGCGTTGACGAGTTTTCTCTTCTTAAATCCGAGCATGACGGCATGACTGCTGAGCAAATATCTGCACAGTGTTACATGCTTCTGGGCAAGAAAAACAAGAAGTCAACCAAAGCAACTAAGGAAAGCAAGACTGTTACATTTAGTTTAAATGGTAAAACAGAGTCTGTGGACGAGCCTTGGTACAAAGAATTATACGATAAGTATGGAAAATAATTAAGGAAAGAGGTAATAAAACATGGCAACAAGACATGCTATTGTTAGAACTGATAATCTGTCAGG